TGAAATAGGCTATAAAGAGGGGGTACTTATTCAGACTTTTGTTATTTTTTAGGGTATGGCGGTAAAAAAACAGGAAGAAATAAGTTTAAGGTATGCACAGGGGGAGGTATTTAACAGTGATAAAAGATTTCGGGTGTTGGTTGCAGGAAGAAGGTTTGGGAAATCATATTTATCCTGTATTGAACTGCTCAGAGGAGCCATCAATCGACCTGGTGAGGTATATTTCTATTGTGCTCCTACTTATAGGATGGCAAAGGATATTGCGTGGAAAGAATTAAAGAGATTAGTGCCAAAGATATGGGTTCAAAGCAAGAATGAGACAGATTTAAGGTTGGAATTAATAAATGGATCGACTATTGAGTTAAAAGGAACTGAAAATGCGATGGCATTGAGAGGTAGAAGTTTAGCTGGTGTTGTATTAGATGAGGCTGCGTTTATGGATCGTGACGTATGGGCTGAAGTTATCAGACCTGCGTTGGCAGATAAACAAGGTTGGGCTTTATTTATCAGTACTCCTGATGGTACTGCCAGTTGGTTTTATGATATGTGGTGTTTTTGTGGCGAACAGGAGTGGGATGATTGGCAAAGGTGGAGTTTTACGACTATTGAGGGAGGTAATGTTGCAAAAGAAGAAGTTGAAGCTGCTAGAGGTCAATTAGATGCCAGAACATTTAGACAGGAATTTGAGGCAAGTTTTGAAAATCTTACTGGATTGGTTGCTGTTAGTTTCAGTGATGAGAATATTGACAAGGAAGTACAGGATTTACACATGATGCCTTTACTTTTGGGATTGGATTTTAACGTGGACCCTATGGCAGGAATCTGTGCTGTAAAGCATAATGATTGTCTTTATGTATTTGATGAGATCATGTTGACGGGTGGAGCTACCACATGGGATTTTGCGGAAGAGGTTACAAGGCGATATGGGGTGGATCGAAGGATTATTGCTTGTCCTGACCCTACTGGAAGTGCAAGAAAGACAAGTGGAGTTGGAGTTACAGACCATACAATCCTCAGAAGGTCAGGTTTTACTGTTATGAGTCCGAAAAGTCCGTGGAAGATAAGAGATAAGATAACTGCTGTTAATACTGCGTTGCTTGATGCTAATGGAGATCAGAGAACTTTTATACATCCACGTTGTAAAGAATTAATAAAATCGCTTAGAACTTTAACTTATGCACCAAATACTGGTTTGCCTAACAAGAATTTAGGGGTTGACCATGCGTTTGATGCTTTTGGTTATCTTTGCCTACAACAATTTAACCTTGCAAAACCAGAGACATTAGGCCAAACTTCGTTTAGAATATATTAAGATACCTAATTCTTATCATGCCTTATCACACTGGAATGAAGAAAAAGAAGAAGAAAAAGAAGGGAGGTAAAAAACGTGGCGAATGTTCCTGTAAATAAAGCGTTATACTCTAGGGTAAAAGCAGAAGCTAAACGTAAGTTTGCTGTTTATCCTTCTGCCTACGCTAACGCATGGCTTGTACGAGAGTATAAGAAGCGTGGTGGCACTTATCGCACAGGAACTAAGAAACGTGGCAAGAAGTAGCGGTGGTCTAACCCGTTGGTTTAAAGAAAAATGGGTAGATGTAAAAACTGGTAAGCCCTGTGGTCGTTCAAAAGGCGAAAAAAGAGGCTATCCTGCCTGTAGACCTAGTAAACGTGTATCAAGTAAGACACCTAAGACAGCTTCAGAGATGTCAAGTGCTGAAAAAGCAAGGTTTAAGCGTGAAAAAACAGGTAGTAAGAAGATAAGTTATCAACATAGACGTAAAAAGAAGAAAAAATAACTGTGAAAAACGCA